ATGATGGAAGAAGACGACATTAAGGCGATTGTCTCGAATGAGATGAGTAATTGCTCGGGTGACGAATGGGTCAACCGCAAGCGCCTAGCTATGGACTACTACAACGGGCACGAACCAAGACCGTCTGGCATCAAGGGACGTTCTGAGGTCGTTTCCACCGATGTGAGCGATGCGGTCGAGTGGCTGATCCCTAACATCATCGAGAGCCTGTCGGGCAAATCCGTCAAGTTCATGCCCATGTCCGCGCAGGACGAAGATCAGGCAGACCTAGAGACCGATTTCACTCACTTCGTGTTCAGCGAGGAGAACAACGGCTTCCTGAATCTATACGAGGCCACTAAAGACGCCCTCCTGACCGGAGTTGGCGTCCTGAAAATCTATTACGACGACGCCCCCGAGCGGGTCGTCGAGCGGTACTCCGGGCTATCAGAGCCACAGCTACAGGCTCTCTTGGCGGACCCCATGATAGAGGTCACGGAGATTGAGAGATCTGAGACAGACGGCACCTCGGTGACGGCGGCTCGGATTACCCGGCAAGGTAGAGTAATGGTCGAGGCCGTTCCTGCCGAGGAGTTCCGTGTAAATGACGACGCTGACAGTCTTGATCTGACCGACGCCCGTTTCGTTGCACACACTACTCGCAGGACGGCTTCCGACTTACTGCGTGCTGGGTATGACCCCGATGTGATCGCGGACGCCCAGCAGGGTTATCTGGATCGCACGGTCGGCGACGAGACACACAGCGGCTTGGACATCGATGAGAGCCAGAAGCTGATCGTCGTCACCGAGGCGTTCCTCTCTATGGACATTAACGAGGACGGCATATCCGAACTCTGCAAGGTTACCTGTATAGGCGAGAGCGAAATCGATGCGATCCTCGACATCGAAGAGATCGTAGAGATCCCCTTCGTGGCAATGAGTGCCACCCCGATGCCACACCAGTTTCTGGGCCTCAGCGTATTCGAGCGGCTCAAGCAGGTGCAGGACATAAAGACGGCGGTGCTACGTAGCACGCTGGATAGCTTCTACCAGTCAGTGAACCGCATTAAGGTGGTTCAGGAAGGTCAGGTCAACATCGACGACCTACTGGTTAACCGACCCGGCGGAATTATCCGCGCCAAGGGTCATAACGCGGTCACCGAACTGGGTGGCACCTTCTTCGGCGGTGAGGCGTTACAGCTACTACAGTATGCTGATGTACAGAAGGAGGCGCGGGTAGGCGTCAGCCCAGACATGGCTGGCCAGTCTAACCTAGTTAACAACGAGTCGGCACACGGCGTAGAGCGCATGATGTCGGCAAAGGAGATGCTCGTTAACCTCATGGTGAGGAGCATAGCCGAGACCGGGGTGCGCCCGGCATACAAAATGATTCGTGACCTCATGGTACGTTTCCAGAACGGCATGGTGCCCTACAAGTTTAAGGGTAACTGGATGAACGTCGACCCCAGCACATGGGGCGAGCGTAGCCGGATGATGGTGACGGTCGGTGCCGGTGCCGGTGACAGCCAGAAGAAACTGATGGCGTTGCAGACACTGTTCCAGACACAGATGCAGTTCAAGCAGATGCCAGACAACGTGATGGTGGACACTAAGCAGTTGTTCAACTCACTGGACGACATGGTCGAACTGGCGGACTTGGGTGAGGCCGAGAAGTACTTCATGAACCCTGACACGCAAGAGGGTCAGATGTTCGCCCAGCAGAAACAGCAAGCCGATCAGCAACAGCAACAGCAGATGATGCAACAGCAAGAGCAACAGTTGCAGATGCAACAGCAGGCGCTACAGGCACAGCAGACCGTCGCACAAGCGGAGATGCAGAAGGCTCAGGCCACCATGCAGAACGGTCAGCTAAAAGAACAGATCAACGCGATGAAGGCACAGCACACTCAGGAACTCGAACAGTTAAAGACGGCGCTACAGAGCGCGAAGGATTCTTCCCGTCAGGCGTTCGACTACGACAAGCTGAAGACCGACACGGCGTTAAAGTTAACCGAACTAGAGACCAACTCGAAGATGCAGTTGGAAAGAGAATTACAGGCAAACAAGGAAAGTTTGAATGGCTCAGGACGGGCAACTGATAAGGGAAGCAAGAAGGGGCAGGCAGGCGAAGAAAGAACTGTCCCTAATTGAGGAACACATCGAGCAACGCAAATGGGCGCTGTTCGAGACCTTCTGTAGTGATCGCAACCAAGAGGATGACTACGATATTAGAAGCCAAGCGATTGCGCTAACCAACCTAGAGGATTTCCTCAAGGAGTTAGTCACCACCGGCATATTGGCCGAAAAACAACACGAAGGAGATGATATATGAGCGAAGGTGCAGTCCACCCTAATTCTACGGATACGGGCGCTAGTGCAGTCGATCAGGTCGCTGAACTATTAGTATCAGGCGACAAAGAAGAGGCACACCAGATTGGTGCGCCCGATGACGTAAGCAACACACCCGTTGATTACGGCGAAGAAGAAACCTCGGAAGAAGTCGAGGCAGAATCAGCAGGCTTTGAAGACGGCGATGTCGAAACGGAAGAGTCCCAGCTAGAGGAAGCAGTAGACGACCATGAAGAGGTAGGCGGTCTCGAAGCCTTAGCCAATGAACTCGGGCTAGACAATGATAAGCTGACGGTAGATGACGACGGCGATGTCTTTGTAAAGCTAAAGGTCAATGGAAAGGACGAGCACGTCTCACTCAAGGACGCGATCAGTCAGACGCAATACTACAAGGCTAATGAGGAGAAATCCCAAGTCCTTGCGGAGGAGCGTAAGACGTTCGAGTCCGAACGCACGCAAGTTGCAGAGACTATCAGCCAACGGCTCCAGTACATCCAGAACATTGGGAACGCACTAGAGCAGAAGCTGATGGGAGAATTCAACACCATCAATTGGGATCAGCTAAGAATGACTGACCCGGCTGAGTGGGCGGCTAAACAGCAGGAGTTCCAGTATAGGCAACAGGAACTACAGCAGATGGGCGAAGCGGTAGGCCAGCAGGTTCAATTCCAGAACCAGCAGGCTGACGAAGTCTTTCAGCGAGAGCGTCAAGAGACGCTGGCGCATGAGAGGGTGGCGCTAACCCAAGCAGTCCCCGAGTGGAACGACGAAGAGAAGATGGGTGCAGAGATGCACCAGATCATCCAGTACGCCAGAGAGAACGGCTTCCCTGATGAGGAATTACAGGACGTGACGATGTCGCGCCATGTGGTAACCCTCCGTAAGGCGATGCTGTACGATCAAGGCAAAACCGTCGCCGAGAAGAAGGTGAAGAAGGCTCCCAAGATGCAACGCGCGGCAAATGGACGATTTGTGCAGAAGAAAAAGTCACAGGTCGATAGTCTAGTGCAGGCCGCTAAAAACGCGAAAGGTGCCAACAAAAGGATGTTGGAAAGAGACGCAGTAGCGAGCCTCCTTATGGGAGAGTAAATCATGGCTAATTCAACCCTAGCCCCTACGACAGGCAACGTGGATGCCTTTAACCTCAAGTCAATCGAGACCGGAGGAGTAATTCACGAAGACGTAATGGACAAAATTTTCGATATCAGTCGAATTCCTTTGCCATTCACCGACATGGTCGGTAAAACGAGCCATAAGAATGAGCGGTTCGATTGGGTTCTCGATGAACTGAACCCACCCATGCTGAACAACCAGCGTGTAGATGGTCAGGACGCGGGCGACCTCGTTTCGATCACTGGCGGCCGTGTTGGTAACCATTCGCAGATCTCCGACAAGGTGATCGCGGTGTCTTACCGGGCGGATAGTTCGGACACAATCGGGAGAGCGAAGGAATTGGCCTATAGGCTGACCCGCGCTAACCAAGAGATCCGACGTGACGTAGAAGCGGCCTCTCTGTACAACCAAGGCTCTAAGGCCGGTACAGACGCTGTTGCAGGTATCACTGGTGGACTGCCTTCATGGATTGAGACTTCTGTCTTCAATGCTGACGGCACTGCCGGTACTGCTGGTGGATACAACTACACCAGTGGCCTGACTGCGGCGGCTACGGCTGGCACGGCGGCACCTGTGTCGTTTAAGTGCATCAAGGACGCTATCCAGTCCGTGTATGAGGAAGGTGGTGAGGTATCAGTACTGATGTCTACTCCTTCAGTGATCACTGGCATCTCGACGTACATGTTCAACGAGACTGCCCGTATCGCGACTCTGCAAGCAGACCAAGGTAAGAGTGGTGACAAGGCTAAGGCACTCGCCTCTGTTAACGTCATCATCTCCGACTTCGGCACGGTTAAGTTAGTACCTAACCGACTGCAACCGGGCAACGGTGCCGTTGACGCTGGAACTGGTCTTGTTACCAGCGAGAGCGACAACATCTTCCTGTTGGATCCAGAGTATGTATCTCTGTCCTACTTGGAAGGCTACCGCACGGATACCTTGGCTAAGACTGGACTGGCAGAGAAGCGTCAGATCAGTGTTGACTGGGGACTGCGTGTACACACTGAGAAAGCCCACGCCATGATTACCGGCGTTGACGGATCAGCGGAAGCAGTAGAGTAAAGCTAAACGCCCCCATGCCTTCGGGCTGGGGGCTATTTTCATTCGACCAGAATTCAAGGATCAAGGATGACCGACCTACACTACGTTGAAAACGGAACGGGAGTTGAGTGGAAGCACTCGGCCCACGAAGATAAGATGTATGTCCGCAAGTACGCGGCTAACTACGACGCAGTAGCAGAGTTGGCTCAGGCAGTACGCAACGACGGCGGCACCAGAGATCTGGATGGCTTCCGTATGGTTGCGACCATTCCCATCGAAGTGTTTAGCGCGGCCAACGACGGGCGCTCCCACGATGGACGTTACAAAGGATTCCTGCAACTCGGCGCTAAGGATCAACAGCGCGAGTTCGCTAGCTTCTTCCAAGAGGAAGACATTAAACCGTTCATGCTGAACGACAACTTTAGGATCTGATATGCCACTCATTATGCACCGAACCCGTAACCGAGGCGTCACTGGCGTCAAGGCAGGCGGCGGCAAGACATGGCACACAACGGGTGCCTACATAAACATGGAGGAGTTGAAGAACCTCAGCCCTCCCGACCCGAACGAGCCTCCTGTCCGCATGCTGGCTACTGAGGCCGGTAATGTGATGACCGAGGAAAGTGGCGAGAAGTTCCTAGCACCGGAGAAATAAATGAAGTCACTGATCCCAGACTGGCTCCCGAAACTCTTCGTTAAGGCGGAGGGTTCAGTACGCGAGGCTACGACTAAGAAGTTTTCGGACTTCAATAAGATTACCGATACCGAGGGCATGGAAGTCGTTGGGATTAAGGGCGGTGCGAACGTGCGTGCCGATTTCCCTGTTGGGGGCGAGACTGGTGAGGTTACTACCAGTATGGTCGGGCTGGAGCCTGATGACCCCTTGCGAAATGCACGCGGGCAGTTTATGCCCACCAAAGAGTTACCCGAACTAGAGAACCAGAAAGACGCTAACCGATTCATCGCCAGTGAGATCCAGCGACTCGAACAAGAGATCGATGGCATCGAGGGCGGTGACGTAGACCTTAGCGAATACGCTACGATTGAGTACGTAGACGAAACCGAACTTAACGTCCTGAACGCGGCCATCAAGGTCGCGACTGACGGCGACAAGGTACTGCAAGACCAGATCGACGCTATCGACGTTCCTGACGGCGTTGACCTCACCGGCTACGCAAAAGAGGAGTGGGTCACCGAGCAGATCGACGCTATCGAGTTACCAGTCGGTACGATAGTCTCTGAAGACCCGCCTGAGAATCCCGAGGAAGGGCTGTGCTGGTATGACACTGGCAGGCTTGAGTTGTTCGTGTACGCGAATGATGGCTGGTTCCCCTGTTCCCCATTGGGCGCACGGGTCGAGGAAGGCGAGGTTGTACAGGCGCAGATACTTCAGCGACTGGATACCGGAGAGTCTAGGCAAGAGACCATCGCCGCTGAGATCGTTCACGCATTAGGCGAGCAGAGTGCGATTGAGGGCCGAGTCAAAGTTGGCGAAGGCGTACAGCAAGAAATCAAAAGCGATCTAGTCACCCTTGAGAATAAGGTGAAGCAGATCGAGGGTGCGGTCGGCGAGCATACGCTGAACTTCACTCAGAGCAATCAGACCCCGAGGCATGGCGAGTTCAACCTTCTCGACGATACCATGCAGATGGTCTACAAGATCGAAGAGGCGGCGCACATTCAGATCAGCAATGTTGACGCTGACGGCTCGCCTGTCGATATTGACCGAGTCGGGGTTGGCGATGTCATCCGTCTAGCGCATGGCGCTATGGGCATGGCCGAGTTGCGAGTTACGAGTGAGTCGCAAGGCTTCTTCAGCTTCACTAAGATCAACGGCGACCTAAACGAAATGTTTGTCGGCCCATACGGGTTCGTCATGTTGTCGCAGTATGATCCTGCTGGCGTAGCGACTGTGGCCTACGTTGACCAGCAAGATGAAGTCCTGCGTCAAGACACTCTGACCCTGAACGATTACTTTGAGCGTGTCACGATTAAAACCGAAGGCGCTAACCAGCTACCGGATGACACTGACTGGAAGGTTAGACAACACAACTCAGAAGGCAAGAACAAGACACTAATACACAGCGTGGGTGGTCAGCTTGGCGTATATAACCTAAAGGAGCCGAACGAGTCACATCATGCGGCGACTAAAGGGTATGTGGATTCCAATTCTTACAACGGCGTCCCATCAAGGCCACCCGGTCTAAAGTTCATGTGCAGTATCGTTAACTTGCCGAATGGGTATTTCCAGTGGTGGGTAAAGGAAAGCACGGGTAATCAGCACCTAGAACTTGCCACCACAGATGGAGATGGCATCGCTTGGGGAACCAATACGCCCCGTGAAGACGTTCGCTATAGCGATAACATACCCTTCACTATCTGGGAGGTATCAGGTGGTGGATGGAAGATGAAGGTAACAGGCACTATCAGCCGGATTGATTTTCATCCTGACCACGCTCTTTGCTATGTCTCCAACAAGACTGCCCTGAATGGAGGCAACTTCGCTAATGGGTCTGGGCCTTACTACATTACGATTGGGGGTATTATTTAATGAGCCTACCAAATAAACCTTGGGCAGACGGTGACACGTTCACCAACGAAGAGACCGGCGTTAAGTACACCTTCGACGGCGAGAAGTGGCTCGCGGGCGGTGGCGCTGAGGCTGATGACGCGACACTGGCACTGATCAATGAGGTTGATCGCACCAGCCAAATGCGCGACGAAGCCCTAGACGCCAAGATAGACCAAGAGTCCAATTTAAACACTGTCGCCCATATTAAGTTCGAGGATCAGATTCTGCGTTGTTACGCTTGGTCTCAGGGTGATAATGAAAGTCTCGAAAGACAGCTTACCAAGGTCGATGAAGGACTACAGGCGCAGATTGATGATCTGCCCACAAGGGAATACGTAGACAATCAGATTGATGATCTGCCGACGACCGAATACGTAGACGACGGCGACCGGCATCTGCAAGGCGAGATCGACCAGATCGCGCTTGCGCTTGAGACGCTACTGGTACAGCGAGAGCACGGTCAGTGGAAGTATATCGGGTTCATTGGCGATAACATGCCACGCAACGCTGGCGAGTTTGCTTTGGCGTCTGATGATCTCTCATCAAGCCAGAATGTCATTACGCTCAATAATATAGACCTAGAGGGAACTACTCACGGGTTTACTGACGTTGAGGTCGGAGACTACCTTGAGATCGTTGATCTCGATGAGCCTGCTAACTACGTGTTGTTTACTGTTAAGTCCGCGCCAACGGGGACGGGCATAACTGAGGTTAACGTCGAGTTAAAGGACAAGGGTCAGAACTTCCTGATCGGTGAGACTTGTGAGGTACGCTTCTTCCAAGTGAATGAGCAGGACTTGCAACTAGATGATCTGGACGCTCGCTATCTAAGGAAGACCGGCGGCAATCTGACCGGCGGCATCAACATGGGAACCAACCCCATAATGTCGGTTCAATATCTGGGGATGACCGGCGCGAAGGCGATCCAAGAGGGTCAGACCACCCGAATCAAGTTTGACGGCAAAGTGACGATCGCCAAGGCGGGCACAAATAAGGATGGCTTTGTACTAAAGGGCGCGACAGCCGATGGCGCTGATAAAGATTTGCTTAGTGTGTATCACAACGAAAGCGGCACTGATGCGGTCAACTACAAAGGCAAGCAAGACAGCGCCACTAATCTAGCGACGGTCGGGTATGTCGATACCGCAGTCGGTAACACTAGTGCGAAGCAGATGTTCACCACTAGCGTATTTGGGCATTCATCAAACAGCGTAAACCTTGACCAAGGCTATTGGCACTTTTTGCAAAGTGACTTGCAGACCCCAACGGTGGTTGGCTCTGGCGCTAGGGCGATTGTTTACAAGATCAACAACAAAGATTGGTGGAGAGGCGCAGTAGAACTTACCGGCTTTGGCTATGTTGTTGTGTCGAGCGCCAAGACCGGCGAAGTCTACTTCGGCGGCAACGTCATGCCCGGCGACCTAAACGCCTTAAACGATAATGGCGAGGTGGTGCTGAACCTTCCGATGGAAGGGAGGCAGTATGGAATGAATACGGCAACTCTCGGCGAGACTCAGCGCATCGAGTTCATCAACGTGTTTAGGGAACTCTAATGAATTACAAACAAGTTAAAGACGCGGCTCAATCCTACGTTGATCGTTACGATCAGGAATTGGTCGGTGCGCTTCCGGGCTTCACCAAGGTGGTGGAGTCCAAGATCAATACTGCCCTTAAAACGGGTGAGCAGGCTGTACGTGCTCAGATCTGGCTGGAGCGTGATAAGGAGTACTACGGATTGCCCGGAGACTGGGGCGGCTTCCGCGACGTTGAACTCGTGGAGCGTGGGTCTAACTCAATCAATCAGGGCACCGGCCTTCACCCTATGGGCGGCATGACCCTGATCTACGTTAACCCCGAGCAGATGAACGGGACTAATCGGCGAGAGCGTCAGCGTTACTACACGGTGATCGCTAACCAGATCCAAGTGTCGCCACCGACTGATAACCAAGTGCTGGAGGTGGTCTATTACCAGACCGTGCCGCCTCTCAGCAATGATACTGACACCAACTGGCTGACGGAGAAGCATCCAGACGCGTACATCTTCGGACTGTGCGCTGAGATCTGTGCCTTCGCTAAGGACGCCGTTGGGTTTGAACTCTATAAGGTGCGTTTCATGGAGTCGCTCATGGGCATCGCTCAGGACGACCAAGTGACTCGATGGTCTGGCCCCTCACTACGAACTTATACGGACGGACTCATTGTATGACCAATCAAGAATTATTTGAGCGTGCCGTAGCTGGTAACTGGATCGCTGAGAGTTTCGATAGGCCCAACGTCAGTGACGGTGTGGGCAAGTTCTATCTCCAAGGCTCCAGCAAGGGCTACACTAACTTCTCTGACACTATCGATGACGGCTCTGTCGTTTTCTATGCGGCCTTCGATGACGACTGCAACCGTGAGGCTGGCTTCGCCACCTTCAACGCGGCAGACCAATCGCTGACTCCTATCGAGAGCACTGCCACGCTACAGAATGACAAGTACGTAGACGGCGACGTTGCACCAGTGCCATTCCCCAACGGCGGGACGATTACCGGCACCTTCAACGCTGTAGCCTTTAACGCCATCTGGGCGCACATCTGGGACAAGGACAACCCACACGAGGTTGACGCTGGTCAGGTGGAGCAGGACAACGATAACCTGCTGGGCGACAACGTGCAGGACGCGCTCGATAACCTGAGCGGCATCATCGCCGAGTGGGACAACGCGATTAAGTCTACCGCACAGAACTACGTGCAGGAGTTACCGCCACCCAACCCTCAGAAGGGCGACATGTGGACTGACGTTGGTGTGACCGGCGAGCAGTACGTATGGGAAGGCGCTTACTGGGTGTCTGTTACCGGCGGCGGACTGGGTGTAGACCTAGACGACCTCGACTCATACTCCAGCAAGATCACAACCGACGTTGTTGACGACGATCAGCTTTACGACATCCCCCTTGAGCGCGTTATCAGTAGCGCGACGGGAGAGGGCAAGTGGGTAGCTGGCGGAGACGGCTCAGGCGCAGTCTTCGTTCCAGAAGCGCCACTCGATGGCCTTCAGTACGGCAGAGAGAACGGAGAGTGGACTGAGGTTGACGCTGGCGGCGTATGGGACTCTGACGGCATCGAGGATGTTGACGGGAATGCCATTGGCCACTACTACCACCTGACTAACTCTGAAAACACAAACATCTTTAAGACGACTATCGGATCTGACGAAGTCGAGATGATGGGCCTCACTAGCATCAGCGCTAGCGGCTACCTAGATCAGGACGGCCAGCCAATCCTAACTGGCTACGCAACTGAGACTTACGTGGACGGCAAAGTCGCCGACATGATTGATAGCACAAAGAAGAACGACGTAGTCGAGGGTACATTCCAAATCGTATGGGATGACTCAGCCGACGAGAACTATCCGTTCAACGGGCGCATTGGTTACAACAAGAACTCAGAAGACCCTAACTCGCTAGACGGCTCTTTCATGTACGTCAGCGGGAATCGCGGCACGTTCAGCATAGGCCGTGACGGCGACGTTGAGTTACATGGCGCTTCCGAGATTCAGGGTATCCCTGATGGGATAACGGGCGACATGCCGTGGATCAGTGGCTTCCAGTCTGTGCAGGCGCTCCAGATCATTGCCGACTCCGTACAGGCGGTAGAATTCGTAGACGCAAACGGCAACAGCATTATTCAGCCAGCGGGAGTAACGAGCGTCAACGCCATGACCGGCAACGTCACGCTTGATTACAGCGATGTCGGTGCGAAGCCGAACTCATACAAGGCACCAGTTGACAGCGTGAACGGCAAGACGGGCGCGGTTGCCCTGACTGCCGCTGATGTGGGCGCACTGGATTCCAGCTACCAGCCGCCTGCACCAGAGACGGCTCAGGGGCTGGAGCGGAATGGTGTTGGTGCGACAGTAGTAGGCGTGTCTGGATTCCAAGGCAACTTCACTAACTTCATGCCAACGAAGAACGGCACCTACAGCATGTTCGGCTGTATAGGTCAGCCCACCACTCAGTGGAGCGTCGTTTACTCGGCCAGCTTCTATAAGGACGGGTCTCCCATGATAGCGGGGGTCGATCTGATCGACACCTTCTCGACAATTAAATCCGCGATCACTGAGGAGACTACTGTCGAAGGACTTCGGACTGCCGTCGTTAGCGGACTCGATCAAGTACTCGCCAAGCTACACGCGCTAGAAGATAAGGCGGTAGAAGAGGGACACAAAATATGAGCAACGAAAGAATCATTCACTGGCCAGAGGGTGAGCCACAGCCGGGTGATACTCATCGTGAGTACGGCCGGACTTGGGTCTATATCCCCATGCCGGAAGGCTCGCCAGAGCCGGGCGTATGGAAATCTATCGGTGGCTCAGGTGGCTCCGGTGGCGGTGGTGGTGGCGGTACTGTCTGGTGGAATGAGATCCAGAATAAACCAGATACCTACCCGCCCGAAGATCACATGCACTTCGACTACGAGATCCTTGTCGATACCAACGAGGACGGAGACTACGACGGCGAGAAGAACCTTAACGAAGTCCTGAAGGAGTTTCGTGACAAGGTAGACGCCATGATGGAGCAGATGGTCTTTGGCGGATCGTTTCAGGCTAGCACGGGCACGTTCCTGAAGCTGTCTGACCGAGCCAAGGCTATGGGCTTCGCTGACGGTCAGCCTATTCCGCCTAGCGTCACTGAGGATCAGGATAGACTCTTCTTTATCAGTACCGATGCTGGAGTTGTCCACGGCAACCAGTACATGGACGGCGACTGGATGGTCGCGGCTGGTGGCGAGTGGATTCCGATCAACTACGGCAACATTCAGATCATTACGTGGGATGAGATCGGCAACATACCCGATAACATTGTCTACGATGACATTGCTTACAAGCCCGAACTAGAGGGCCAGCCCCTTGCCCGTTATATCGATTTCAACGGTAAAGGCAAGTGGATCGAGGCACCTAGCGGTGGCGATGGCGGTAGCGGCGGAACGCCCGGATTCCACACTCACGGCTTCGATGAGATCATCAACGGGAACGGCGATGACCTTAACGATGTTGTAGGTGACCTTGAGGACTCCATAGCGGCCCTACAGGGCGATTTAATCTTTGCCGGTAGTTACAGTGCTCTACAGGCTAGAATCGTTGTAGCGAGCAGTCAGGGCCAGATGAACGGCTTTGAGGATGGCGCACCACTCCCAGCGGCTGATGGCGACAACAAACGCTACTACGTCATGGTTATTGACGACGGCGGTGTCTTCGAGGAGACGCCAATGTCGAAGGGCGACTGGCTGATCTCTGACGGATTAGGCTGGGTGCCACTTAACTACGTCTCCGGCGGCGGCGACGGGCAGGCACCTGTGCTACCCGGCAGTACGACGGGCCGAGTGCTCACGTGGGACGACCAGTCCGACATGTGGACTGAGAATACCGAGTTCACCCTGAGCGACGGCGGCGACATCGACATGGCTGGCGGCATCGAGGCCAAGGGCAATATCAGCATCGCCGAAGACCGTGGTGTCTTTATCGGTGACGGTAGCGGCCTGTATAACCTCCCCGGCATGGAAGACGCAGAGCCACCTGTCACGTCGGTGAACGATAAGACCGGCGAGGTGGTACTGAACGCGGCTGACGTTGGCGCTTCACCTGCTAACCACTTGCACGAGGGCGTTTACCAGCCAGTGGGCGACTACGCCCTGACCAGCCACAATCACAATGGGGTCTATCAGCCAGTAGGCGACTATCTCACTACCAGCTTCAGAGAGACTGACCCCACCGTACCTGATCACGTAAAGAACATTACGACGACGCAGGTGTCCAACTGGAACACGGCATTTGGCTGGGGTAACCACGCGTCACAGAACTACGCGAAGAAGACTGACATACCGACTGTCAGCTACCCGGTTAGCAGTGTTAACGGCAAGACCGGCGCAGTCACACTCAGCGCTGGTGACGTAGGCGCGGCGACCTCTAACCACAGTCACACTGAGTACGCCCCTTCTAGCCACAGTCATAACTACGCGGCGACCAACCATAACCACTCTGGCGTCTACGCACCAGTAAGTCACTCGCACGCATACGTTCCCACGTCAGGCAACTCGACGATCTCCGGAACGCTGACCGCTACCGACTTCGTTGCGTCGTCTGATGCTAACAAGAAGAAGAACGTGGTCACCGCCCCTCTCGGCTTCATCGATGAGTTACGCGGCGTTGAGTTCGAGTGGAAGGATGGTGGCGGAATGTCCAGCGGCGTCATCGCGCAAGAGGTACAAGAGGTACTGCCTCACCTTGTGCACGAGGACGTAGGCGGCTCCCTATCGGTGGCTTATATGGGCCTCATTGGATACCTGATTGAGGAGGTCAAAGACCTCCGTAAACAGATCGAGGAGATGAAGTAATGACGCTTCCCAGTAGAGTACCGATTACCCAGAATCAGGTTATCAACGAGTTCTCGTCTATCAGCGGCAAGAACCTGAAGTCGTATTACGGCGCGGCTCCCGGAGTGCCAGCGTCGGGCAACCTGAAGCTGACTGACTTCCTCGGCAAGTCTAACGACTCGCCTATCGAGTCAACGTGCGCGGGCGGTGCTTTCACTACTTCCGGTGGCGTAAAGACTTGCACGATCACTAACACGAACGCGACAGGAACCCTGACGGTCACTAAGATTGCACAGGGTAGCTATGCGAATTGGGTTAAATACGTCGGCGTCGGCGCTGGTGGGGGAGGCGGCGGTGGCGGCCCTCAGCACCAAACTGAGTCAAACGGCTCTAGATCCGGCGGTGGTGGCGGTGGTGGTGGAGCGTTATTTGCTCAGAAAACACCTACTAACGGCATGACCTTCACAGGCAAGCCCGGTAAGGCAATGGGCCAAGTCGCTAGTGGAGCCAAGGGTGTCAACGGACAGCCGACCGCTCTGGGTGGCACTGGCATACCATCTGCGAACGCGGCAGGCGGCGGTGGTGGTGGAGCGTATTCTTCCAAGGGTGCCTCGGCCAGTACGGCGTCTGGAGTTGCTGGTGGATCCGGTGGTGGTGCTGGTGGTAAGTACGGCGCTTCTGCATCGTCAGGCGGAGTTGGCAACCCCGGCAACAATGGGGGTGGCGGTGGTTCCGGTGGTGCAGGCGGTGGTGGATCGATGGGTGCCGCCGGTACTGGATTTAAGTACGGATCTTCTGACCAGACTCGCGGTGGCGGAAAAGGCGGTAACGCAAAGACTTATTACACATACGGCGCTATCGGCGGCGGGGGCGGAGGAGCGTCGGCTGGTGACCAGTCTGGCGGTGCGAAAGGCTCTCCTGACGGAGGTGTTGGCGGAGTTTGTGTCCGAGGGGCGGCTAAAGCTACAGCGGCTTCAGGAAATGGTGGTGGTGGCGGTGGTGGCGGTGCCCAAGGTGGCGGTGCTACAGGCGAGCCGGGCCGTACTGGTACTCCCGGTATTGTCAAAATTGGTCATCCAATTTAAGGACGAAGGAATAGACATGGAAAAGGTTAAAGTTAGTTACGAGATCTTAGACTATCAGCCAGACGCTGAGTGGATCGCCGTGAAGTTCGATAGACCCGGACAGGAGCCTTGGATCGAGCAGTTCTCGTTCCCAGACTTCAGCAAGGAAAAGCTACTGGATCAGTTCGGCGCTATTGCGTGCCGACTGGCTGGCGCATGGTCGCGAATCCCTGACCACCCAAAAGAGTTGTCGATACCTAGCAAGGGAAACCTAGAGGTAGACCCAGAACTCTATATGCCCTACGAGCCTAACATCCAGCCAGACCCAGAGCCTGAGTGGGATCAGTGGACTCAGGACTGCCTATTGGGCGACATTACCAGCCCACTACAGGAAAGCATTCCGTGGGTCGTTGTTGACCTAACAGAGGAAGAGATAGCAGAGCGTTTAGCGGGGGCGGCACAACAGGCCCGTGCGGATCGTAATTTCGAGTTGGCTATGACTGACGGAATCGTCTGTGCACCTGACAGTACTGTCGAGGACAAAGCGCCTTGGCTTGAGTACCGACAGGCTCTGCGTGACGTTACCAACCAGCCTAACTTCCCGAAAGAGATCCATTGGCCAACTAGCCCGAACTATAAAGGATGAGCATCATCAAGCGCCTACCGGCGACTATGCAAGAGATACGCTTCAACTACAAAGGTAGTGAGGGCGAGATCAAGGCTAGCGACCGATACGCACGTGACATGCGACAGCTTCATCGAGAGGACTGGGATCTCGAAGGCTACGATGGCATGGCCTACGGCCTCCAGTACAAGCTGGATGATTACGGCTGGGGTAAGCACGGTGACGTTTACAAGCTGAGTAAGGAGCACAGCGACAAGCGTGCTGACGGCGCTATCTCGAACCTGCTAGATAACGACGTTGACTGGGACAGTGACGGCCAGAGAGGTAAGTACTACTGGCTGTGGATTGACCAGACCAGTCGTGATCGATCACCCGGTGCCATTGCAGTTAACGGGTGGTGGTACGCAGATGAACTCGGTAAGTACAGAGTCAAAACAAAGTTAGAGACAGTCGATGACTGGGAAGAGGACGCGATGATCTATTCGGCCGTCCTCGGCTACAGGCGTGGCTATCTAGACGGAACGCGCTACGACTACAAGCTAAACGGTGTAGGCGAGCGTCGCCAGAAGAACACAATTTACGAGTACGAGGACATTATCGATGTGAAGGCTGACTACAGGCACATCGTAATGAACTTCACCTTGTTTCAGCCGGGTGGGTATGGCCGCAACGCCTATTCCCACGCACGAGTTCACAACGTAACGGTAGAGAAAATCTGATGAGAACTTTCGCAGTCATGTACAAGCCACCCTTCACTCACCCACGAGTCAAGAAGTTTCAGGCTCGTAGTTTTAAGGATGCACTGGCCAAGGCCGCTAAGAATATTGACGAAGAGTTTGATCCAACGAAGGCACCAGTGATGCTGGTTGATTTCTCAGAGGAGCGAGCAGAGATGGTAGCCGACAGAGGGAACGGAAGAATGAGAATTCTAGAAGATGAAAACTACGGAGAGATGACGGACTTCACAAGGAGAGTGTTATGAAAGGTTTAGTAATTGGATTGGCGTTGTTGAGTTTTTTGGGTTGCGCGTCAGCGGATCAGAAAATGCAGAGCAAGGCCAACTACAGGGACGCCCAAGTAGAGGCTATCAAAGTACAGTCAGAGATGAGGGTTAACCAAGCACACGCCGAGGCTCTAGAGAAGAAGGCGATGTGGGAGGCGCTAGCGTCTGTTGCTAAAGCCAATCCCGAGGCGGCATCTAACGTCGCAATCGTTGCGGCTGTTGCGGCGGCACGTGAGGGTGGCGATGGTACTCAGCAGGCTACGGGCATGGCCCTGATCAAGACCGAGCGTGACGTTACTGCACTCGACTGGGCCAAGGTTATGACGGCTCCGGTACTGGGCACACTGACTCAGGTAGGCATCGCGGCTGTTAACAGCGACCTCCAGAAAGAGATCAGCAGGAACAACCGTGACGTTAACATGAAGCAGGAAGAGAACCGTGGGAAGATCTTCGACGTGATCCCATCAATCGCTGGCGCGGCTGGTAGCACTATCACGATGACTGACAGCACCTATGTCGGCAACGACTTCAATAACGATGAGCGCGTTAACTACGTGATCGGTGACCCGGCTGAGGCTGATGACCTGATCGACACGGTTATCGATGAGACATCTAGCTTTGGGATAGTGGACGATGAGATTGTTGACGACACTACTGACGATACTACGGACGATACTACGGACTCTGTTGACGACAGTGATGTTGACGATTCTGGTGACGATACTACTGACGACACTACTGACGGTGGCGACGATGCAGTGGATTGCTCCTCTCCTCAGTTTAGTCCAGCACCGCCCGAGTGCGATGAGTCATGATGGGTGAAGTACTTTTCGGTGGCCTCGTATACGCTCTCAAGGGCACGAGGCCATTCGTTGAACGTGGCTGGGTGAAGAAGTGCACAGTCAAAACTGATTGGAAAGTAGTGCCGCGCAATAGCGTGGGCACGAGGGAGTGTGGCGACATACTCCTGCAACTGGAGAAGTGCAATGGGAATTGAGACAGGCGAGTTCATCACAGATCTAGATCCAGCATGGCCAACGGCTAATGACTCGATCTCGATGGGCGATGACCACTTGAGATTGATTAAGACGGCACTGAGGAACACGTTCCCCAAGGCCGACGCACCGCAGGCACCAAACTACTACCCGGCGAAAGATCAATTCTCAATCATCCACCACGTTTCTGGTGAGTGGGCCGAGACCGACAACGTAAAGATCGACACGTCTGGCAACATCACCTGCGCGAACCTGACGGCAAGCGGCAACGTGGTCAGTCAGTCGGATGAGAGACTGAAGCATAAGACGGCAGTCATTACCGACGCCCTCGACAAGGTCAAGACTCTCGACACGTTCACGTATGTCCCTAACGAGGAAGGCGTGCAGTGTGGGATGCCTTACATGGAAATGGCGGGCGTCTCAGCACAACAAGTTCAGGCGGTATTCCCGCAGGCGGTACAGCAGACAGAGAACGGATACCTAGCCGTGGATTACTCACGGCTCTGCGTTATTCTACTGGAGGCTGTTAAGGAACTTTCGTACAAGCTGGAGAATCAAGCGTAATGCTTATCAATGTACGCGGCATAGGTCAGGTCGGGGTCATCTCTGATGTAGCACCGTGGGATCTGCCGCCTAACGCACTGACAGACGGACGCAACTTCCGAGTCGTATCTGGAAAGATTCAGGCGTCGGGCGGATCGCGTCTCGTGAATACTGCTGGAGAGGCTAGTGGCGACATTGGCCACATCATGCAGAGCAATGACTTCGAGGGTAACAGTACGTGGCTCGTATGCACTGACAAAACTATCGAGAGTTACTTCGACCAGAAGTTCCACACGGTATTGCGACTCGATAACGAGGTGGATGAGCACGCGTGGACTAGCTGTCAGATCGGTCAGGTTACCTTCATCAATAACGCGTCGGTTAACCCGGTCTACTTTACTGACTGGGACGCCAACGCTGAGGTGGCCATACCGCTACCTTGGGTTGCAGGCGGAGACCTCTGGGAAGACCGAGGCATCTACGCTCGCATGATCCAGTCGCACAAGAATTTCGTTTTTGCTTTAGGCATGACTGAGCCAGATCCGCAGACAGGTCTATCTACCTACTACGAGGACAGGGTCCGGTGGTCGCACCCTTGCGATCCTAACGGCGTGCCCTACACGTGGGAAGGGCCGGACGTTGATCCGTCCAGCCTAGCCGGTTACCTGACACTCGGTCGCGGCGGCAAGATCGTCGGGGCGGAGAGCCTGCGTGACAGCTTTGTCATCTACAGTGAGAAGGCGCTAAATGTAATGGATTTTACAGGAGACGCTTTGGTTTGGCGTAGGCGCACCGTTACCCAGAACGCTGGACTGATCGGCCGGGACGCACTGGTCGAGGTATCGGGCCGCCACTACTTTATATCGAACGAAGACATCCTAGTGTTCGACGGTAACCAAGCACAGAGCCTGCTCCACAATCGACTACGCAAGCGATTCGCTAGCACGTTGAACGAGGACAGGCGTCACACGTCGTTCGCGGCACACAATCAAATGATGGGCGAGATCTGGTTCTGCGTACCCGAGGAAGGCTACGACGAACCTAACATGGCTTACGTCTTCAATTACCGGGACGACACGTGGTCGCTGAGAGACCTCAGCACTGAGCGCACGTTCTCACACGCCTGCTACGGCAACCAGCCCACAGTTATTAATGAGTGGGAGCAGTGGGAAGGCGTATGGGCTAACGAGCGTACTACATGGGCGACTGCTAACAGGCAACCGTTCGATGGCGTGATGATCGGATCCTCCGGGCCTAACGTCTACAACATCGACACGCAGAACCCTACAGAGGAAGGTCTGACGTGCTTCATCGAGCGGACGCACTTGCCTATAGTCGGCCACGAGGACGTGAGCACTATCACGAGGCTCTACCCGCAGGTTGAGGGCAAGACCCCGATCAAGATGTCTATCGGCTCTCACCACTACGCTGGTGACGGTGCCCGGTGGGCAGGCGATAAGAGAGACTTCAGCCCTGCAACGGAACGCAAGATCGATGTCCGGTCTACGGGTGAACTTCACTCGTGGCGTGCTGAGGGACCGGCTAACGGAAACTTTAACATCAGCGGTGTGGATGTTGAGTGGTCACCGAGTGGAACGCGATGACTTATAGAGCAGAGCCAGTACCAGAGGAGACGGATGAGGTTCTCGCTGAGTTCCTCGACCGTCAATTCTTCGGGATTGATTCGCACCTGTCGCGTTTCATCGCACCCGTTATCGGCGACATGCCGCTACGTCGGGAAATCGGAGCAATAGTTTATGTCCGTGAAAAAGGATTTTACGGATGCGTTGAGGATCAAGGAGAGATCGTATGGAAGAAGTTGACGCTGGATTAATTGTCTACCCACGGGTAGCGAATATTAGAGAGGAGTGGCACTGGATCAAGCCAGCAATCGAAGAGATTCTGCATCTTGATACTAACCTCACCTTTAGGCCGGAAGACGTTTACCACAGTGTACTATCAGGCGAGAGCCAACTGTGGGTGCATCCTAACTTCTTCAACGTGGTCACCATTGAGACAGATGAGTTCACCGGAGACACCACGTTCCTACTGTGGCTCTCATGGGCTAAGGAACGGGGAGGAGCGAACGCTGTGACGTTCGCGGACTTCTACGAGAAGGTAGCCAAGCAACTTAACTGCTCACGAATCGAAACACGCTCATGCCAGATGCCCGCTGTGGAATACGCAGTCAGCAAAGTGGGGTGGGAAATTAGAGAAATCATTTTTGGGAAAGACCTACGGAGTTAACTCATGGGCGGAAAGAGTAAGAGTAAGCAAACGAGTAATAGCCAGCAGGCTGGGAATGGTGTTAACGCCAGTTCTAGCGTGGGGGTTAACTACGGCATTAATCAGTCGGGTCAGAACTCTACATCAGGTAGCAGTAACTTTAATCAGAGTTCACAGGACGTATGGGGCGCACAGCAACCGGCCCTAGAGAACGTCTACGGCTCTGCTACTGACCAGTACGGTCAGGCCATTGACTCGATCAACGGTATGCAACCCGAGGTACAGAATCAGGTATCCGGCGCATACGATCAGGCGAGTGGCGGCTACGGCAACCAGATGAATGGTGGCTACGCCCAACAGCTACAGGGTCAGGTCGGCCCTAACAGTTATGTGGACGCCCTGAAGGGCGACATGATGAACGACGCCCAGCAGATCAAGCAACAGAACCTCGGCGGGATTGATGCCCGTGCGGCGGCGTCTGGGATGTCAGGCTCATCTGGGTATCACAACTCCGCTAACACGATGGCTAACAACGTAGACAAGGCCACGATGCAGGGCATGAACAATCTAGGATTCCAAGCGCATAACCAAGGCGTGCAGAACCAGATGAACCTAGCCGGGATGATGGATAGAAACCAGCAGTTCGGTGTAGGCAATGTTCAGAACATGCAACAGGGCGCGATGAACCAGTTCAACCCAGCGATGGCAGGACTGAATGCTACAGGCGCTTACGGCCAGATCATTGGCGGGCCTACGGTATTAGGACAATCCTCTGGCGGCGGCTCAAGCAGTTCTGCGAGTCAGGGATTCAGTAACGGCATGAACGTCGGCATGAACCAGTCTGGCAGTCAGGGCTTTAACAATAACTATGGTGGGTCATCTGGAAGCGGTAGTTCCAGTAGCTGGAATGTCCAGCCACCTAGCTTCAGTTTCGCATAAGGGGATAGATCATGGGTGGAAGAAGTAGCAGTAAGGGCAGTTCTGGCGGTAGCGCGGGTGGCAACATGGACTCGGCTATGAAGAAGCTACCACCAGTCTCCGGTAAGGATTCTAGTGCGCTGTTCAACGGTATGTTTAGTAAGCAGATGGGTGCCCTCGGGGACGTGCTGGGTGGGCTGATCGAGAACGGTCAGCAGATGATGTCCGATAACCCGGCGCTGGCAAACTTTACTAGGGCGATAGGCGGTCAGCCTATGCAGTTCGAGACTCCCGGCTTCGTTAAGGATTTGCAGGCTAAGTACGGCCCTGCGGATACGCCAGCGGCACCTGCACAAGGTATGGCGCAACCACAAGAACCTCAGTGGATGGCTAACATGACCCCGGAGATGAAGACGCGTTTCTACGCTAATCAGAATCAGAGTCCCTATGGCTTTAACATCAATAACCACATGAGAGATCAGAACCTCGGTGGGCAAGGAGGGCGATAATATGAGCCTTTTTGAAGAACAGCTAGAAGAGATGAAGCGTAAGACAGCCTCGGTCGGAGTTACTCCGGGCATGGCAATGAAAGCCCCTGTCAGTGACAACCTGCTCGGCATAGAAGCGCCACAGCACTGGACAGAGAAAGCTATGGAGAAAGACGGCAAGGGTAAGTTTTTCGCCAAGATGCTTCTGGGCGGCTTCACCGGGATGACTCCTCTCTTGTTCCCGGAGGCTATCGGCAGTAAGGCTCGCTACGCAAACGATCTCGACATGTACAAAGATGAGATTGAGCACGCCAGAGAGCAGGCCATGCGTCAGAAATATGTTGATGTCCTGAACGACCCCAACTCTTCGCACACTGATCGAATGGCGGCGGCGGCAATGGCTGGCGGGGTTGATAAGTTTGATCCCAATCCGATAACTGCATCTCCCGGTAGTTCAATACTGGGCGCAGGCACTGGTAGCGTGCTTCACAGTCAGCCTCACAAACCTGTACCACCACCTGCGGCAGTAGCTGAGGCTACGGCCATAGCGAATGCGAAGGGCATCAGTACCGACTCGCCTATCTTCGGTGACTTGGTCGCCGCCACGGCGGAGCCTACTGAGACTCGCACCAACCCGGCAGACGGTTCTACTTACTCCGTCAATACGGTGCAAGAGGTTCTAGCACGGCACGAGGAGGAGCAACAGGCACAGCAACAGCAAGTCCTACAGCAACAGCAGGGCGGCCAACCCGGACAGACACAGCAACAACAGCAACCCGGTCAACCCGGTCAGCCACAGCAACAAGACCCAAATACTCTAGGCCCAGTGCTCGCAGGCATCAATGAAGAGCAGGCGACTATGGTTAGGGAGGCACCCGAGAAGCTGAAGTTCTATCGACGCTTTGGTGAGATCATCAGCGGTCTCGGCCGATGGGATGAGAAGAAGGGTGAGTTTGTTCTCAACGAGGACACTACCGACCTTTACGGAAGCTGGGACGGCAACAGACTGAATCCTCAGAACTGGGGTAGCAGTGGCGCTGACAACGGCGGCTTCGGTGGGGACAATGAGTACTTCATGCCACAGGGTAACCGTGACGCTAAAGCTGGCGTCGAGCAGATGATCGAGAGTCTGGCGGTAGATGAACGTGGAAAGCTGAAGGGTCAGGGCCAGATCACAGAAGGTGAGACGGCGATGTTGCGTGCCGCAGTAACGCAGGCGGCGAAGAGGGGAATGGGTAACAAGGCGGCTCAGAGAGAGTTCACGCGCCTGTACAAAGAGTACATCAAGGCGATGCAGATCCAGCAGGGAATGCTAGAGCGTTACTGGCCAGATAATCCTATCCTGCAACAACAGGGACAAGGAGACATTCCGCGCCAGTCAGTTGGGTCCAGTGATATGCAATCCACAATCATCGACCTTGATCAAGTACAGCAAGGCCAATAGGGAGGCAGGGAATGCCCACTTTTCAGATTAGGAAGAACGGCACCGTCTATAGCAAGACTGCCGACACGCGTGAGGAAGCCATACAGGCTGTCATCGCGGCTGATGCCCGTCGTCAGTCCGAAGGTAACGACCTCGCCGCGTCTCAGCTTGAGGCTATGGATGGCCCGACTGTGGAGCCTAGACAGAAGACAGAGATAGAGAAGACCTTTGACGGATACTTAGATGCCGCCGGAGCGATGCTGTCTGGCGTCGGAGGACAGATCGCCGGAGCCACTTACGGATTCGGTAAGGGTTTGGTCGGGGCCGTCAGGGATGGCACCTATGGCACTCAGGAGGGCGTGAATCAGATACGTGGGACTATGGATCAGGTGACTGATGACTTCTCACGCGATACTTACACCCCCGAGGGTCAGGCAGTCCTGAGTGATGTGGGCGAGGCTCTTGAGCCTTTGGCCAGAGCCGATCAGTTAGGGCCACTCGCCGCCATGATTCCTACTCAGCCTACTGCGGCAATCCCCGGCATGATCAGCAGGCAGGCTCTCAGGGCCACCGGGTCAGACGTTGTGGATGCCACTAGGGAGACTGGTGCGGCAATCGCTAACGGCGCTAGGGCGACAGGGAGAGCAGTTGCGTCCCCGGTCACGGTCCCGGCTCGTGCCATTGAGAGAAACTTTGGCAAGCCAGAGGCGAACGACAAGAGTGTCGGTGCGGCTGAGGCTAGTCAGGCACAGCAGATACAAACGACAGCGCAGAACCTACCAGTTCCGTTCGAGGGCGACTCACAGCTAACACGTGGTCAGCTTACCCGGCAGAACGATCAGGTTCAGTTTGAGCGAGAGATCGCGAAGCGTAACGGAGTTGGGCAACCAATTCAGGAGCGGATGACAAATCAGCAGACTGTAATGCACCAGAACTTCGATGCGCTGGATGAACAGCTTAATTATGGCGGAGCATACGACGACGTTTCTCAGGGCGCGTCTATTCGCGGAGCGGTTCAGCAGTACAGAGGACAGCGTAAGAAGGCGAAGGACGAAGCGTACAAGCGTGCTCAGGAGGCCGGTGAGACAAGCGCGATGGTTAACCCGATGGGCATGGGCGATGAGATGCAACGCCTGTGGCATGACTCAGGTTTCGTTCCGAAGAACAAAGCGATGATCGAGGAAGCCCGTCGTCTCAATATTATTGATGAGCAGGGTAGGATGAAGCCGACAACGGTGGATAACCTCGTGAAGCTACGGCAGGCGGCTAACAGGGGATACGATCCTCGTGACCCCTCAGAGATGTACCAGAGGCGTCAGCTAATCAACGTCATCGATGAGGCACTCGATAACACTGATGCCGGGCCTATGTACAGTCAGGCTCGACGTGTGGCTCGTGAGTACTACGATGAGTTCGATAACTCTCCGTTGGCCAGTGACATTAACGGCAATAAGCGCGGCATGAATACCGACAAGATTCCTGATGAGAAGGTTGCGTCTAAGGTCGCAGGCTCTAGCGTGCAGGAGATCAAACAGCTAGAGGCCACGATGAAGAAGACCCCCGAGGGCACTCGTGAGTGGGCTGGTATCCAGCACAGCTTCCTACAGCAGATCAGGGAGAAGGCTTTTGGTACTCAGACTGATTCCACGCGTCAGCCGGTTCTATCGCCAGCACAGTTCAAGACCACGGTGCAGAGGTTCGATAGGTCCGGTAAGCTGGAGGCAATGCTCGGCAAAAAGATGGCTCAGGATCTGAGGGATATGGTCGAGGTGTCTGACGCTATCGCGACGGGGCCACCCGGAACCATCAACCACTCGAATACCAGTTCCGCTATCTGGAACTTCCTGACGGCTAACGCTGGTATTGCTAACCCGAAGAACGCAATCGTCGGCCACGTGTACAAGCAGGCTCGCGACCATGTGAAGGTTAAGAAGTCGCTCGACGGTCAGTCGTTGCTGGAGGGATTGTAATGGGTTTGTTTGGGAATGTTGTTAAGTCAGTCAAGCAATTGGTTGAGGAAGGATACCCAGAGTCGGTCGCCAAGAAAATATTTGACGGCGATCTGCCGATGGATGAAGCCAGCAGGGTGGCTAGGAGAGAGGAGCAGATGACCCCGGACCAGTTGTACCGAGGTCATTCTGCTAACACGCCGCCAAGAAGCGATGAGGATATGTTCCTGTCTAACTCGCCAAGGACGGCTCAGACCTATGCCGACAATCGTGGTGATGTCTGGGATGAGGCCAGCGGAGACTACGTTAAGAGGAAGGGCGCGGTCACGCCACTAAGGACTAACGCCGACAACCTGTTTGAGGTAGACGTTTACGGGAACGAGTACACGTACCCGCATGTGAACGTGCCCGGATACGGCATGGCAATGGGTAGTGATGAGATAGCAAACGCGGTAAAGCTGGGTAACCATCGCGCTGGCGGGCAAGGGCTACAGGGCACGAAGTTCAATGACATGATGGATGATTACAACGGGTATGGTGAGCCATCTGACGTTTACAATATCCTCGGCTCCTATGACGGCGTTAAGATCCGTCACGCAGACAAGGCCGCATTCGATCCTGATTACAACGGCCCAAACATCATGGGCGGTGCCGCAGGCACTGCTGGCGTCGCTGGCCTCCTAGCCGCCGGGCAGTCAAATGAGGCTGACGCTGGCCCTGCGCTCGCTCTGGCGAAAGGAATTGATCTGGATAGGCTGGTAAGCGCATGGCAGAAAAAGGTCTCCAGAGAGCCTGACATCGCTCCTGAGACGCACCTACAGAATATCATGCACGATAAGGGCTTTGTTAACTACAACGACTGGGCTACGTTTGCCCGGAAGCAGGACGGCGGCAAGAACGGTGAGACCTACTTCAACGGCCTGAAGCCGATGCTGATGGACATCTCGAAGCACGCGAAGGTGGGCAAGGATAAGCGCCTGATGACGGGCCTGACCAAGTACGCGAAGACTCGCTTCGCTGATCGCAAGGCTCAGGGATTCCAGAAGGGCGCGGCTGACCCCATGTCACTGTTACCCGTTGCCGGTATAGGCGCGGCGGCGGCGAGTCTGGCGGCACCCCACATCAAGGACTCGGGAATGATCAGCGCCCCACGGAGTGACGGCCTAGCCGAGTTCACGCAGGGCGCACGCAACCTACAGAGAGACCTCAAAGGCAGTCCCATGAGTTTACTCTTCCCTGACGGGATCGTTAACTACCTTGAGACTACTAACCGACGAACCGAAGACCCGAACGCTACGACGCGTCTGGGCGCACTGATGGACTTCTTATAATGTTAGCGAGAGCGAAACTGGCGAATAGAACGGCACCCGTGCTTCAGGATGAGAATATATCCGAGACTATCCAAGCCGGGCTGAAGAAGGGATTGATGGCGGCAGGGTTTGAGGAGGATACCGCCAGCACTGCGGCACCGATACTGTCGATGATCCCGGAGTTCCTTCCGGGGGTCGGTGGTGCTATCGGGGTAGACAACACACGCCAGCACATCAACGAAGGTAACTATGGAATGGCCGCGCTTGAGGGCGGTCTGACGCTTGCCGGTGAGGCATTCCCCGTCATAGGTGACCTAGCGAAGTGGTCGATACTCGCCCCGGCGGCAAAGAAGTATGGTGGCAAGAGCGTGGAGAGCATGGAGGATGTTGCCCACAGCACACTGGGCGGCGCACAGCTAAAGCCCAACGCGATAAAGAAGGTCGAGGACAACCCATACGGTAAGAAAGTTCGAGAGGCAATGCGGGAGGGTAACTTCGAGAACGTGATGGATGAGTGGGTCGATCAGAGCACCTACCCGGTCATTCATCCAGACGAACTCGCCGACTCGGTGATGATGCCGATCAGCGGCGACCCGTCTCCGGTGGGCGAACTGACGGACTACATGGGCATCAAGCTGGACAACGCTGTGGATTTCGATGGGGGTGTGGGATTTGCCGCACAGAACGCGGACGATCTGGCGTGGGCTAGTATGTACAACACAGCCAACGACGTGGTCAACAAGGCTCGCATGGTTCAGAAGAAGAACCCGAACAAGCGCGTGCTGGGGGTTTACGGGAGGATGGGTGACCGATCTCCTGACTTCAGCACGATGCCTATGACGCTCGCTGGAGAACTCTCAAGGACTCTGGGGTCTGACTTCGACCCGAAGCTGTTCGATGCTGTGTCGGCGGTTGGTGAGACGATGGAGGGGTTCCCCGGCCTGAACTCGCCAGACTTCTCTAAGTGGCTGTCCAGTACTTCGGCAGACAATCGCAAGGATCTGCTGGTGCCCTTCATGAGCGCGGAGACTGCGAGACCGTCAGGTATATTTGGTCCTGACATCCTGCGGGCGACGATAGATCCGAACCTACGGAACGATCCAATCAGGTCGATGGGTCAAATGATTGTGGAGTTGGATACTGCGGCAGAAGGTGCCACGAGAGGGGTGCGTCATAACACGTATAACGGAGGCATTCCTGCCAAGCCCGGTGGGCTGTTTGGACGCCTAGCGGAGCCGGTCTCACCAGAGACGCTGATGGATCGCTACTACACTGACATCCTGAAGATGAAGGAGTCGAACGGCCAGTTGATACCCCCTGCAAGGGCGTACAATACTGTTGCTCGATCGAAGCCTGATGGGAAGGGTAAGTCTCAGGGATTCATCCCCGTCGAGGACAAGATCATTAAGAACCTCCTCGGAATGTAAATAATCCCCCTACTCTCACGGCCACGTCCTTGTGGCACACGCAAATACTGGCGTCCAAGCTGTATACACGGTGATTTCGGGGGAGGTCTGGGGGCGCTCTATGCGCCTTTAGAGGCCGATTCGCTGTACCTATAGTAGACGTGCGGGTTACCCCTATCGTCTCTCACAGCGGCTCTCAGGCTCTCACAAGGCACTACAGACGCGACTTAGGTCCATTATGCTGTAGATGCAGACAAAACTGACTACCGCACCGACCAAAATTAATCCTACGGTGTTAAGCGGTCGCCACACGCGCTGGCTTTTCATAAATCCTCCTTTGTTTTCATGTTAAGTTCCTGTCTCTAGTTTGATCTCGTGCTTGTCCCCGGTCTGGGCAATGTCGATGCAATTGCCTGTCGTCCCGTTGGCTCCGAGTATGACGCCCTGCTTGTTTGGCATCTGCGTGACCGTGATCCCGTTGACCGTGCATGTCTCTGCGTAACCTTGGTCTTTGCATACTAGGTTTAGCGGTAGGCACGGGGTGTGTACTCTCGCAATCTCTCCACAGAGAGATACCGATGGTGGTGTGTCACATTGGTAATCGACACAACTGTCATTGAAGCAAAGCGTGAAAGGTAATACCGGGGACTGCAAAGCAATCCCCAATACTACTGCGGCAACGTCAGACATTAGAACGGAAGGTCGTCGTCAACTGCCGCTGGTGCAGGCGCTGGTGCCCGTGCTGGTGCCTGACCCTGACGATCCTCATCGAGGTCATACAGGTTGAGCCACCCGCTAAACTCTGGGCCTACTGGCATCGAGTCCACCTTGATCGACACGCTTTTGTCTTCGCGTATGAACGCTCGACCGACTGTCACGTACCGATTCTTTTCCTGACCATTCGCGTCAGTATATTTTCCTACCGTAGCTACTACCTTTTTAAATTGCTTCATTACGCGGCACTCCTTGCCTGTTTAAGAAATTGTTGCTCTCTGTCGTTAAGGCGACCCCATACTGCTTTCCTCTCATAAGAGGACAACTCATTCACAGTCTCGTTGAGCAGAGACTGATCCTCAGAAGCGGTTGCATCAGAGATGCTTGCCGCGACCTCATCCAAGAAGGTGTTAGCCAGTCCTAAGAGGCTCCTCCATTCTGCTTTAAAAGAAGTTTTGCGACCGGCGGGCGCATCATTGAAAATGTCAACGCGCTCCGTCTCATTGAGTTGCAAGTGAACGAACTCATGGAAGCCACTAGCGTCCTGCGCGGCGATCAGTTGCTCCGCCTTGCTGAAGCTAGACTCAGCTACCACGTGCTTGAGGTCTCCCAAGTACAATCCGATACCACATCCTGTCATGGCAATCGCTTTTACGAGTGCCCGCATTTGGTTGTCCGAGATAAGCCGGGCGTCCGGGTTGCTGACTGCCTTGTTGCGATGATCCATGCACGGCAATTGCATCTCATAATTAATCCCGCACACGTTGACCCCGGCCTTTACCATCATGGTCCCGTCAGGGAATGTGATTGGCTCACCGAAGTAATAGGTGCTGTCGGGATACTCCTCCGCTAAAGCGTTCCATGCGTAGGCCCAACTGATATAGGACAACCCTCCTTTTTGCTCTATGCCTGCGCTAACGTCTTTGCGCGACAGTTTGATGTAACGATTAACTTTATCCATTTATCCCCCTTGCTCTTCGATCAAAAGTCTCTGTAAGTACCACTCTGCTTTGCGGAGGTCTTGCAGACCACCTTTGAACCTATGGCGATGAAGATATTTGTGGATATTCCCTAGCAAATAATCTTTAACGCCAGACCCTAGTTGCTGGGCGATGTAGTCGATAGCCTCGACCTCACCGACCCGATAGTGCTGTGGCTTGTTGACCGGGTCATGAGCCTCCTCCTTCTTAACGTCAGCAGGAAATGGCCGGTTATCGTAGAACCGACCCGCCATGTTATCCCAGTCTGTTGCGTTTGAATCGTTCACACTCATACGGCCACCTCGAACAAGTCGTTGTCCTGCTCGACCTCGTAGCCGTCAGCGAAGAAGGTGATCACCGTAAAGTAGCCACCCTCTGGCTCATCGTCATCTACCATCATCGCGTCACAGTAACCAGCGTCCAGCGCTGACTGCTTGTTGTTGAAATACAGCGTCGCGTTATATCTCACATTAAATCCTCCGCTCTGTTGATAACTTCGTGGCTCTCATCGAGTAGTACTTCCCACTTCTCGACGAAGGCTTGAATCTCTATCCCGTGATCCTCACAAAGCGAAACGATAGAACTGATCGGTATCTCTTCCACACGAGAAACGTCGTTCACTATCGCCCACATGTCGCGGCTCCGGTCTTCCATAACCCATTCTTTTTCCATGCTTAAACCTCCTTGGCACTTATGTATCCCAAGTCATCTTTAGGTAAATACAGCGACGCTTGAGGCACAAAAAAGGCTGGCCGGGGTATCTTACCTCGCCAGAATTCTTCCTGCTTCGCTTCGCGAGCGTACATCCCACCGTGTATTTTATAGGTGCCGTTGACCCCGGTAACGAGATAGAAGAATCTGTCGTCCGGGTCGGACTTGTGAACGATCAGACAACCGTCAAGGTGCTCTGTGCTACGCACGTCCACGTCATGAACGTCCACCCCTCCCCTCTTCCCCTTCCCGCTGAAATAACGATTAAGGTGTTTGGCGACGGCCTGCTCCTTGAGCACGCCTTCGATATGCAACTGCCAATCCTTTTCGTTGTTCTCTAAACCATGAGTCGGTTTAGATCCGTCGTCCCTTAGATTCTCGATCTGCCGCAAGGCACCTGCCTGTGCCCCGAGGAGCATCTCGGAGGTGGTCAGTTGTATTTCAACCCCCATACTTATCCTCCAGATAGGCATACGACACTGGCATGTAATCAAACTGACCAGTCCCGTCGCAATCGTGGAGCATCCACACTCCCGACCACGTGGTGTCCGTACCCGTTTGACTGGTTAAGTACTCTTCAGGATGGCTATAAAATATACCTGCCATCAAGCCAATCTTGCGCCTGCCGAGAACGTCGCTGGTCTCCGCTATGTCGCGAGTCTGAACGTGACCTTGCACGAACGACTGGTGTCGCTTCGTCAGCCCGGCCCGTGCGCTAGTGATCGACCGGCCCATCACGCCTGAAGTCACATAGTGTACGAACGCAATGCCCTCGATCTCGACAGCTTGCAGGAACGGGTAGACCTCCCAGCCTGAGCGCTCATAGTCGAGCATGTCCAAATCTATAACGCCCTCCCATGCAACGTCAGAAGCTATGAATCGTGTCAGCCTGTCCTCATGGTTCCCGAGCGTGATCACCTTGCGAGGATCCCATGACTTGCGCTTCCCCTTCTTCAGTCGCGCTATCTCTTTATCGATTGGCGCGTTGAGTCTGGCCCACGCGGCGTTAGCGGAATCGAAGTCAGCCATGATGCGCTTGCCTTCCATTTGCTTGCCGCCCTTTTTGTCCCACGTGGATAGCGAGGGAAAGTCTGCGTGGTCGCCGAGGTGAACGATCACGTCCGGCTTCATCTTTACCGCATACTTCCCGGCCCACTCTAGGTGGTCAGTGTTAACGCCCGGCTTCACCTGCGTGTCCGGTATCACCATGATGCGCTTGCCTCTAGGCGATGAGCGTCGCTCTTTCTCTGTAGACTGGTGGGTGGATTTCATATTGTTCGAGTTCCTCTTCCGTGAGTGTGTCGATTTCTTTACTGATGGCGAGGTAGTGCTTGCCGATACTTGCGTGGTTGGCTCTGGCGTACTTGGCTCTGTCGGTGCAGGTTGATCGCGCCAGAAGCGCATTGAGTTCAGCGTCGCTTTCAGATCTGCCATAAATTCCTCCATGAATTTCGCGCCACAGCGCTATGTGATTTACCGGGTGGGATTCCATTTCCTTGTGCGCCCATGCAGATAGTATGAGTACGTTTTTAGGATCGAAGCGCACGCTCCAATTTCCTCTCCCGATAAAATGAGATAGCTGTAGACCTTGCGGTCTGTCGCTATAGTCCTTGCCGGTAAGCTGGCAAATGAAGCCAGCCTTTTTACGTAGCGCGTCACTCATGTGCTTGTCTGCCGTGAGACGCTTAATACCCCGGAAGGCCATCAGTGCACCAGCCTAAGATGTGGTGACTTGGTTGGTGAGAACTCTGGCTCAAATTCGATTGGGTGAATCCACACCAGTTTCATTCCGGTGGTCATCTCTTCCACGTAATCGAGCGCTTCGCTTTCCTCATAGCCTTCCTGCACGAGTCGTTTCATTACGACCTCGCTTGAGTAACAGGCTACGGGGGTGCCGTCCTCTGAATAGACACAGCCCAGTAGGGCTTCATCAAAGTCAGTTAACATTTCGATCTCTCCTATATCTTCATCCATGAAATTCTTCCTCCTCTGGATCAGGCTCACGGCTCTGCTCCCACTCTGGCGATCCCGGTTGATCCCAAGTGGTGTAGTCCATGCCGCGCTCCGCGATCCACTCCATGCCTTCCGGGCAGATCCTTTCCGTGGGTAGCTTCTCAATGCGCTTACCCTCCCGTAAGAATTGCTCGACTTCCTTGGCTATCTGATCTCTAAGGTTATCTTTCTTCATCGCCCTTTCCTAATGCGAGTGCGTTTTTGTAATGCGTTCGAGTTAGTTCCCGAAGGTGCTCGGGAACGTGAGTGGTCATAAATGCTTGCTGTCTAGGAGCATCGCCCTTCATCTCTAGAGAGGGCTAGGGCGCATATTCCCTTGGTGACCTGCCATCCGCATCCCACCATTCAGACTTGCTCATAACTCGCAGGCGTCACCGACACAGGCCGCAGTCTGAGCGCCCAGTGTTGTGTCACCATTCTCGTAGCTTGGAAGTTTAGACCAGTCGATCTTAGGCATCGCTTGCTTCAGGATGTCGTAGTCGGCTTGGTCTATCTCTTCATACGGCGCTTGCTTATAACTGCCGCCATCGTAGGGTAGGAAACTCATGCCCACAATTGATGAGAAGTTCTCCCAGATAAATGAGCACGCGTCATACCATGAGTCATCAGTGTAGTACGCAGTGCATGACACTGTGTGAGTTGCCCAGTTGTCGCCGTAGCACTTCGCCAGCTTTAGCTGATCAAGCGTTCCAACGTCAGCAACAGTCAGCGCCTCTGGTGCGGACTCGACAACGAAGTCGAACACCACCGTGCTCCCCGGTTGCATGACGCACGGCTCATACGGGACACCTTGGTCAATCAGGAAACTGGTAAGTGGATCGTTTAGCGATTGTCTTATCCGGCGGATATAGTGCCGACTGAACGCGGGGTGAATTCCCGAAGGTACTGACCCGGCCAATTGTGAGACCGTGCCGCTGGGCTTACATGTGGTCACACTAGCTGAAGGGTTGATCCCGATCTTCGCGGCCCACTCCTCGTTAGTCTCCTCGACTACGCTTCGCAGTTCGCGCAACCACTTGCCTAGCTTCTCCTCTCCCTCCGTACCAGACATCACTGGGTGCGAGCACACAGAAGTCATCGAGACTCCGAGGAGCGCTTCTTCATCACAGTTGTTTTTCCACACCTTGCGAAGGTAGCGAAAATCGGTTTGCGATGCTTGGATCGTTCCCAAGATTGCACACAGCCGGGCCTTTCGTTTTAGGGTAGCTAGTGTATCTGTTGCCGTCACTTTTAGTTCTGACAGGTTGCACATTTGATGTGGCCTAAGCAAAATTTCAGCGCACGGGTTAACTCCGAAATCGTGATCAGGATCACGCTTGCCGTATGCCGCAACTTTTTTCTGAGCGCCACCACGATTCATCAGTCCACGCTCGCCGCTGTAACTATCGTAGAGCGCTTTCAGTTCCTGTTGTAGCACGTGAAACTCTGGCCGACCGTCATACACTGCCGAGTTGTTAGCGAGAGCACGATACCCATGATGGTCATACCATGCACCTGACTTTGCTACGCGCATTCGATCATCCGAGACATTAGAAAGCGATATCATTGCTGAACGGCGCGTGCCACCAACTACCACGGCGGCCCCGACTGAGCACAATAGGTCGTGTACCTGAATGCTGGATAAGCGAGATCCGGCACTGGCCTTAAAGGTCTGAACGAAGAACTCAAACAGATCGACTAATGGTTGCGGGCCGCTGGCCCTCCCGCCGAAAGTTTTGAGACGGGCACCGTTTGGTCTAACCTTGCTGACGTTCCACGTTGGGATGTGACCAGAGTAGAGCAGTGTTACCAGTTGTCGCAATGCGCTCGCCCATCCTACCTTACTGTCAGCGACCATGATGACCGTGTCGCATGGGACCATGTCCTCTGGCACCTCGGGTAACTGGTTGACGTATTGTCGCTCTACAGAATAGCCGACCCCACATCCGTTCAAAAGCAAGAAGAAGCATTCATCCCAGATTCTTGCGCTCGCGTCTGGAATTGTATAACAGCAATTGAAACCTGCGGCGTTGTCACGCTTCAGTGCCGCGCCCGCCGACCACAGTGCTCTCATGCTCGGGAACACGTCCATGTTCAGCAGTGCGTTCCGTATTCCTTCATCCTCAATCTGTTTCTCAGTTAGCTTTCCCTCATCCTTGAAGTGCGTCAGGTAACGCTCAATTGTTTCAGGCCATAACTCGCGCCTGCCTCCGTCCGTATCATCCAAGTACCGTGCGTACCGGCTTTGATGAATCAGTGTCTGAAAATCATTTAGCTTCTTGGTCAATTTACTTGCCTCCATTGTTTATGATGCCGAGTTGTTCTCTCCGGCGCTTCTTGCTTCTAGTTCATTTAAGCGAACCATCAGTTCGCGGTGGTCGAGTTCCGCGACAAATGGGATGCCGTCAGTTTCGATGTCGTACCGAACTCTGGCATATTCTCTGGCGTCACCTTCATCAGTGAACCAGCGGGTGTGACTTCCTTGACTGACTCTGTAGACAACCACGGCGTATCCTCCAAATTTACTGGGCGGTATTGACGCCCCCGGCTGTTGCACAGCAGGCGGGCATTAGGGTGTTTGTACAATCCGACTTGGCCCTCATAGGGGCCGAACCGATTCTTGGCAACAGCGAGCACGAAGTCTGGCTTGTCATCATCGACCTCGTTTCCGTTGTTGCGCTGTGCCGACTTGGCTTTGTCTTCCCAGAGAATCAAAACCCCGGCGGCGGCGTTAGTCAGGTGACTACTACCGATGAAGTCATGCTTGTTAGGCACGCGCTTCTCGCCCTCCGGGCCTTGGCTTTTTCTCATGTGGTGGCAAACTAATATTGCGATGTCGTAATCACGAGCCGTGACTGCAAGCTGTTGCATGAATCGCTTCTCGTGTTCCAGTTCGCCGCCCGTGTCCACTTGAAACAGGCAGTCCAGCACGAACATGTCGCAACCTAGTAACTGCTTCGCGTCCTGTATGAGGCGAATGACTTCATGAGGTTGCATCACATCGTGGTGGTTGACCACAAACAGCCTGTCCTGACAGTAGTCGCCGAAGCGACGCAGGTATGGCTCGTGTGGCTCCTGCATACACGCAGACTGGCCCGCTAGCATCTCGAATAGACTGTCCGTCGTAAGTTCAAGCGAAGCGATGCAGACTTTGTGCCCGGTGGAAACTGCGTGGACACACCACTGATTGGCCACACTGGATTTAGAGTGGCCGCTGTACCCTCCTAGTAGAGTGACCCCCTGCTTGTGAATATCAAAGAGGCCGCGTAATTTCGACCAAGGAGCGTCGATACCCTTGATGGGGTTATTGCGGCGTTCAATCGCTGGGTCTACTAGATCTCTGGGGTCGAGGAATTTGTCTAAACCAAGATCCTCTAAAAGATCATCATCATCAAACATGGCTCAGACCATGTCCTCTTCATTTTCCTTGAGGCCGTCCAAGACCTCCTCCAGTAGCTGAAAGATCTCAGAATTGCCAAGACCAGATGTGTCGTAATCGAGATCGGTGAGAAAATCGACTGCGTCCTGAAGGCCGAACATGGTGGCCCTTGGTGGTGCGTAATTGCTTCCCTGCATTGTTACTCTCCCTTTGTGTTAGTAGATGTCCCAGATGAGTTTCGTGGTGCCATTCCCTGACGACCCCACACTTGGTGTTGCTCAAACATGGCCCAGCCCTTAGCAATCTGCTCGGGTGTGCCTCGTAAGTTTAGCCCGTACATGCGCCTGAGCGCTCGCTCCTCGGCCTCCTCACCGCACTGCTCCCAGTGACCTATGTCATGGTCTAGGTAGTTGCCAGTGCCGCGCTGATCCTCGGGAACGTCGTCCAGTCCTGAGTTGCTTGGGTCACCGAGACGGCGACAGTTGTGGGCAGTCATGAAGTGGCGACGCGACGCGCCGAGGTCTCGTGACATTTGCTCCAGCAACTCGACCGGGTCGTCGGACAGGTTCATGTGGTACGTAACCTCTTCGAGGAACCCGTGCTTCTTGGCGTAGGCGTAGGCACCGACGTATGTCCTGCGGAAGTCCTTAATGGTGCTGAACAGGCTGGCCACCTCCATGACCGACGACTTGCTCCACCAGTTGTGATCGCGCTTACTCATATTACCCACTCCTCGTCGCATTCGATGTCCTCATACTCCTCGAACTTGATCATCAGTTCCATTGGGTCCATCCCGGACATGTCGTGCATAGCGCCGGACAGGTGCATCTCGTCCGCGCCCGTTGTTTGCTCGACGTAGGCACCGGCACCGGCTTTGACATAGTGCCAGCTATCGATGACCGGGGGCTTGTGGTGGTTAAGGTAAGTTTTGCTTTTCATAAAGATTTCCTTATCGATTAATGATTCATCGAGGCGGTTGCCTCACTACTATTTGCGCTCGTTACCTTTGTGCTTACTGTATCCACGCTTGGCGTCCTTCTTTCGGTCGCGCATCACGTGGGCCTTGTTAAAGGTGGCCGCGTGTTTGGCCACCGGGTTGCTTCGCTTGTTCATGTCCTCCTCGCTAGGCATTGAAAGTCTCGGGGTCGAAGCTATTCTTCTTCCCTAAGTTCTCGTGTGCCGGTAGTAGTTGTAGGTTTGTCTCGACGTGCAGGCCGGAGACCATCTTACCCTGTAAGGGGATGATGTGGTCAACGTGAAACTGGATTCCGGTCAACTCTTCGAGTCGCTTGGCTTCCATGTAATAGGCGTCGATCACTTGTTGGTTAGCCCATGAGACAACGCGCTTCGCACGCTCGCCCCTGCCAACGCTCGCACGCTGTAGCATGTAGGGAAGGTTGTCGTCGTAATACTTCCGCTGACGCTCGTTAACTGCTTCACGATTGGCGGTATGGTATGCCTTCGACTTAGCAATCGACTCTTCCCTGTTTGCGTAATGCCACTTCAGAGATGAAGCCCTTGCCTGCTCCTTCACGTGATCCTGTTGATTGTAGACTTTCTTGTACGACCTCATACACGGCTTGCAGTAACTGTTCAGGCCGTCGCGCTTACCCTTGTTTTTGGAGAAAGTTTCAAGCGACTTCTCCTCGCCGCACTTACTACATGTTTTCATGTTTACCTCGCATCATGATCGTCAATGTATCCGAGTACCGCATCGAATGTCGCGTCGATGCCCATGTCTGGCAGGGTGGGGCACTCGGTCTGAATGAAGATTATTAGTTCCTCGAACATGTCCCGAACAATTGCTACCTGCTCGGCGTTGGTCAGGGCTGACTGTTTCTGCCCGGTCTTGATGTCTACTACGTTACTCATTTCACTCTGGCCTCCAAGAAAAGTTGTGTGGCGGGTCGGAAAGACCCGTTGGCTTGGTGCCGCATGGGCCTATCGACCCACTCGACCCAGCATAGTGGGCCGTTATTGCGACCCCGACCAGCGCTGTCCGCGCTGATGTGTGTGATGACGGCCCTCTCGAGGTCGTCCATCAGGGTGTTGCTGATGTCAGTGATGACATCGCCAGCGGCATAGTCCCACTGGTGGATGTAAACCTCTTGACCTACTTTCATTTGAATCTCCTTAGCCGCTCACGCGGCCTGTTGTCGAAAGATGTGAGCGCCACGAATGTGGTGTCGTCGGCCGTCAGCCCAGTCGCTTGACTGGCCCTGCCATGAAAACCTATCACATGACCGCGCACGCTGAACACCACGCGCTGGTGGTGAGCCAGTGCCCGCTGGGCGGTGACTATCGTTTTACCGTAGTCACGGTGGGCGTCAAGCCCGCGTAACTCGCTGTACTGGTAGCCACGCTCTGCCGCGATGTTGCGGTAGTACCGGGTGGTGGTGGGCGGGTAAACGCCGCGACCGTGAACCCGGCCCTGCTCACGCATGAGCACGTAGGCATCGATGATGTGGATGCCGAGAGCGTCCCGTAGGGCGCGTACCGTGCAGTTGTTGTTATCGTGGTAGGCGGCATGGCGATACTGGGCAGTGCCCATGTGAACGCTCTTATGGAGCCACTCTAAGATGTGCGCGTCTTGAATTTCCATAACTTAACCTCGCTTAGATTTGAATGGGGTCATGTAACGCTTTTCGCTCAGGGGCTTGCGCTTACGCTCGCCCGTTGCGAAGCGGACTGTCATCCACTTGCGTCCTTCCTTTTCGATCCACGCGACGCGTGTGCCGTTGTCGGTGTCGTACCAGCAGGGCGTGAAGCCCCGATTGAGAACCTTGCGGTAGGTGTAGGTCATGCTAACTCTCCTTAGTCAAGTCGGCCGTCGTTCCAGCGTGCGTTGATGCCCTGCTCTCGCAGGAACTCGATGGCGGGCTGTGCCGCCGCGTGTGAACTCACGTTGCCCTGTGCAACCTGTCGGATGACGACAAGCGGCTTTGCGATCCGGGCGCGTGGCTTAACGTGCCAGACCTCGATCCCAGCGCCTAAGACACATGAACCTGCGTCCTCCCGGCCGTTAGCCCTCCAAGCGTCGTACATGATCTCCTCAGCTTCCTTGAGAAGGTCGTAGACCTTACCCTCACGTAACTCGGGCAGGGTGTAAGCGTCAACGTCGGTGCCGCTAGTGGTGTAGTACATGGGTAATGTTTTCATATCGTTTCTGCCTCCATTCGGCGTCATCAGTGATGGTTTCAATCAGACGATATTGGCGAGCATCCCGGCTTTGCGCGTCCCCCCGGTGGGGATCTCGATCCGGTGACCGGGCCGCCGCCCCTTGGTCTCCAAACCGTCGCCACCTGCTCTCGGTGGCTGGCGGGGCGTCAATCCCGCCGTCTTACACTATAATGACGCTTCAGGTCCGTGTTTTATTCCCCCTATTCCGAAAATAATTAAAAAAAAGTGAAATTAAATTCGACCATAATGTCTTATATTATGAACAAATAACTATCTTATAGATCAATATATAAGACATATTATGAAGACTCAAGCAAGCACAGCGTGACGAAAATGTCAATGGGGGTCATAGCGCACCCCCCGTGGATCTAAAGTCATGCTCCCAGTAGCTTGGCGGTCGGGCGTAGCAGACGACGACGTGCTCGCTCTCGTAGACATCAGGCGCGTAGTTGTCGTTGACCATCCTCATGGTCTCAGCAATGTAGGCGGCCTCCTCGGTGCTGGTGCAGTGTAGCGTCACCTTGATCAGCGGCACGTGGCCCTTGGGGCCGTTAACGAGTTGCTCGGGTGTGTGGTGTACGATCATGCGAATGCCTCCTCTTTGGCGAATGTGTCCAGCTTGGCCTGCATACGCTTGTGTCGCTGTATGCGCTCCTCGCAGGCTTGGGTTGCAGTTCGGATCGAGACGGACCGGAGTCGGTCGCACATTGCGTACAGTGCGTCAGCCTCCTCGTTGCGGCCCTCATCCCGGAGTGCTTGCGCCTCCTGCCCGATCAGTTTGATCTCGTTGTCCAGATGCTTAGTGATGCTCATGCTGTTCTCCTCGCTTGTGCGTTGTAGCGGCCGACTTGGCCGATGCCCTTGTACATGTCGGTGACGATGCGTCCAGTCCAGCCCTCAGCCTTCAGGCCGTCGAGCCATGCCTTGGCCTCAAGCCGGTCAGCGAAGCCCTTAGACTGTCGCTCGATGCGCTCGACAGCGACGAGGTCGTTGCCGTGGCGCTTGTCGATCAGCTTGGCCATCATTTCGCAGTGAGCGCGAAGGAACCGTACCTGACCCTTCAGCTTCCAGCGATACTGCTCGACCATGTCGTCCCATTGCGCCTTGACGCTGTAGACGCGCTTGCCGAGGTCAGCGAAGGTGGACTCAAGAGTGTCCTCCATGATGTTGACCGTGCGCTTCTCGCTACCATAGTTGCCGGTGCGGACCGTGTAGTGGTAGGGGACGACGATGATGATGTTGTCCGCCTGCTTTTGGATCCGGTCAGCAGAACGCGTCAGGTCTTCGATGATGTTGTCGGTCATCGTGCGCTCAACTTCCAGCGGCAGGTTGTGACTGCCGGGGCACTCGCCCTCAAACCATCCGCTCTCGACCGTGTAGCCATGCTTGGCCATCATCCCGGTCTTGTTGTTGACTGCCTGCTGTGCTCCGCAGACCTGACAGTGACCTCGGTGTGTGTGCTTGCTCATAGTGTCTCTCCGTTGATGTGGGTGATTTCGTTAAGCAGGAACTCTCGTGCGATGTCGTCGCACTCGAAGTAGTTGTGTCGGAACTGAACGATGATGGTCGCGTCAGCGTCGCTGTCTCGCAGGACGACGCGGTAGTTGAACCTGTCGTTGCCTTCCATGATCAGCGCCTCAAGCCCGTCGTTGTCGTTGCGTAGGGTTGCCAGCAATTCGGTCGTCATAGTGTTTCTCCATTGTTTCGGCCTGCGTGGCCTCATCAGTAAAGTAAGTTGCAAACTTCAGACAATGTTGGCGAGCGATCCGGTTTCGTGAGTCCCTCCGGCGGGATATCGATCTCGGGATCCGCCACCGCGCTGTCCCGTTACCGTGGGGCCGTGCTCTCCGGCCCCCGTTCGTTGCCGTGCTTACCTCCCCGACAACAAGGACATTATGCTATATAGGGATGGTGTGGTCAACAATAAATTAGGGCCAATTCCTGGCCAGAATGGCTTACCTAAGCCGTTTCTCAGAAGTCAAGACATTTAATTTAGCCCAGAACGCATGTTTTGATGAAACAAGAACGGCTTCAGAAAGATGACGTGGGATAATAGACACATAAGCGATGAGATAACTATCAAACATCATCCCATCAGCGCGTCGTCCCCATGACGTAAGCGCCAGTCACTAGCATGACTAGCTAAAGGTAGTCAAGGTAGTAATACACGACCGGAACGCTTGAATAATTAGTGTTTTTGTATCCCAAAAGGCATTCAAAAGATGACGTGGGATAAGTGTATGTAGACTTACGCAAGGAATGCCAATGTCACCTCAG